CACCCAGAATATAGTTTGTTAGGTGACACTATCTATTCTTACTATAATCTGTACAACTTGACAGCTAGGCCTACTAATTCATTCAATGGGATTAACTTTCTAGCTATCCCTAAAGATAGTGACTTTAGACAATGCTTTGTACCAAAGAATGACTTTCTTGTAGAGTTTGACTTTGATGCATATCACCTAAGACTAATATCTAGGTTAATTAACTTTGAGCCTCCAAAAGAATCTATGCACGTGTATCTAGGACGCGCATATTTCAACCAGGACGAGCTAACTGATGAGCAGTATAAGGAATCAAAGACCATTACGTTTAGGCAACTGTATGGAGGAATTGAAGCCCAATACAAACATATTGACTTCTTTAAACACCTAAGCGAGTTTATTGACCAAGAATGGAAGAAGTACAATGCTCATAAAGCAGCAGTACTACCAACTGGTCGTATCTTAAAGAAGTTACCTGGCATGAATAAGTTAAAACTGTTCAACTACATTGTCCAGAATCTAGAGACCAAAGAGAACATTGACAAGATCTTAGAGATAAACAAACTTCTAAGTAAGAAGAAGAGTAAGTTAATCTTGATCACCTACGATTCTTTCTTATTTGATTTTAGCCAGCAAGATGGCAAAACCCTCTTAAAAAAGATAAAAGAGATACTAGAAAAGAATAATATGATAGTAAAACACAAATACGGAACTAACTATGCTTTCTAGTACTATATTCAATATTTATAAATAATAAAGTTATGCAAGGACCAAAAATAATTGAAATTACCGCAGAGTCGCTTATGAACAAGTTGTTTTGTACTTTCTCATCCAAAGAGGGCCTAGATGATACCCTTAGAGAAATAAACAGAGAGTACACCATTCTATATAAAAAAATCTTTGTTTTGGCTTCTCCAGAGTCTGAGGAATACATGTGCACCTACAATATTGAACTTCAAGGTGGCCAGACCAAGATCCTTCCTAATACTATCCTACTCCATAGAAAGAAAGAGTCAAACACTCTTTATACCATTAATGCCTTGAACACTTTGATCAAGAAGCTAAATAATGGCGTACTAGATACATCTTACATGATCAACTGGAACGACTACAAGAATAGTATCTTGTTGACTCAAGGTGAAGACTTGAAGAAACTCAATACCACTATCCATAAGATAGTTGCTGTGTAACTAG